GGTAAAATTGTGGAGCCTGATTTCAGGCCTCAAAAGATTACTTACAATCACCTAAATGCCATAGATAGAGAGATAATGGGCGGTGTTCGAGCTCCTATGGAACAAGAACTAAGACTATTTATCAGGAACTTGGTAAAAAATATCGGTAATATCAACCTCCAGAAGATCCGAAAGATCAAAAAACCCAAATTTAACAAAAATGGGTGTATTGAAAATCCGAGATCCAAAGGAGGTGCATATGGTTATTTCCGCGATACCTTAATTAGAGAACGTAATTTACTTAAAGATTCATTATCAAATGCTACTCCTAAGATCGAACGGTTAACGGTGAAACAGCTCGGTCTCTCCAATGAGGATTTAGCAAAAGTAGAAATTAATACTGACGAATTCCTTCCTATGACGGTAGTCTCAAATATCAATCGCAACATCGAATGGTCAACGTTCGAACTTGAATTTGAGGATACTAAGTATCAAAATAGTCTCGTGGGACTATTTGATGCTGAAGAGATTAGGAAAATCGACAGGATTACAGATACTTTATTGAATTTGAAATCTTATAGTGAATTAATTAGTGGAATCGAATATAAATTAACAATTCCGAAGTCGGACCATGATCCGAACGACGATGTTGAATTAAATCCAGATTCCATCATAGATGGCGTAACTGTGGAAGATTGGTGGCAACGAGTAGTTCGAGAAGCCTGGAACCACCCGTCTGAGATATTGTTAGAACCTGAAGTCATCCCCGAAAGAGGAGGAAAATACAGAGTTGTAACAAAATCTCATGCCGTTGTTTCGAGTATTTTATCTGTTGCTCATAATAAAATGAATGAATTCTTGAAATTAATCCCAGGAATTAGAGAAGGATTTTATTTAAGGAGCAAGAGTAAAGAAAACAATAATATAGGTATCAAAGAAGTAATACACAGGTTAGGAAAACCAGAATTCGGTACACACTTGTACGAATCTGATTGTACTGACTCAACTGATTATATCGATCCTCGATATGCTAGGATCGTCCTTGAAGAATTATGTTATGCTTTTGATGTTAAAGGAATCGAGCGCGATATGGCCTTCTTGACTGTGAACAACTATGGGCAAAGGTTCGTTGAACTAGAGGATACTCTTGAATATGAGTATAAACGAGTCCAAATAGAACCAAAATTCATCAAAGTTGACGGGGGTTCCGTCAACAAGATGTTTTTCAACCCAAACTCAGAAGAAGATGGCCGTTCCAAACCCGGAAGTCAATTCATTCCAGGGTTTGAATCGTTTAAATATGAAACCTCCGATGGGGAAGTTTGTATCCCCACTTTACCAGGTGACAAATTTTATCCGATGATCGCATATTCTAAACCCTATTATATAGCTCAATGGAAACCAGAGACTCGAATAATCTCAGACCTTGTATCTTTACCCTTAAAGGAAAGACTTAAACAAAACGTATCGAACTCAATCGAAACGAGTCTTCACGATGAAGGAAAGATGCCGTCTGAAATTACTCTAGAATCCTGCGAGCGAATAGAAAGGATAGAAACCTCGAAGATTTGTAAACAATTAGACGAACTCGGAATAGTCTATACGATTACAAACAGATTTACTAAACTAGATGAAAACGAAAAAGAGAAAACCACAATAAAAATCAATGTTCCTATCATGAGAGGTACTCAAATGGGTCTAAGACTTAGTTTCCCAATACTTTGTATTTTACACCATTTTGCGATCGAGGCAAACCCGAATTGTTGTATATTTGGAGACGACCTATTAGGTCGTATAACATATTCGGACGAGTCCCGATATTTAGCCAGAATGAAGGAACTTGGTTT